GGTTAGTTTTAACGCCACGACCTGTAGTTACTTTTGCTGAACCTTTAGTCCCTCCACCACTGCGAGTCATTTTATCGGGAGATCCAGTTTTACGTGCGGTTTGAGCACCTTTAACACGTGTTGCACGCTTGGAACTAGAAGTAACAGGTTTTTTAGTACGACGTTGGTAACGATTACGGGAAGATGTAGTTTTTGCCATTTTTTTTAGTGATAAATAAATTAAGGGATAGTGATTGGTAAACCTTTTAACCTTTCCTCTGCGGTAGGTGTTCTAAGTTTATCCATTACGTAATATACTCCAGTATAAGTTTTTCACGGAGTCTATTAATTCCAAATTTGTCTCTCATCCACGAGAGTACGGGTTCACTTCCTTTTTCCTGATTACAACTGGTACAGGCACACACGACATTGGTTGTGACATCTTCCCCACCGCGAGAGCGAGGATGAACATGGTCGATAGATAACTGAGATAAGTCATAAGTCTTTCCACAATAAATGCAAGTATGGTCAAAATGTTCCTTAATAGAGCGCCTCCACAGGCGCTTGGCTTCTGGTGAGGTCATAACTATTAAGTTGTAGAGGTAGTGATCAGGTGAAGGAAGTAACGGGGTCATGAATATCGAGAACGTTTACCGTGTCCGTTAAAAGCACGGTTTTTACTTTGGGATTGTAATCTAGTTTGACCAGATCTAAAATGTGCAACGTCTTTTTTGTCACGATTACCATAAGTCCCTGCCTCTCTATTCTTTCTATTTAGTTCAGCACGTTTTTGAATCTGCAATTTATTTGAGTCATACCTTTTTTGGTATGATTTATAGTTACCGTTAGCGTATTTAGCACCACTATAATTAGACTTTCGGGCCATATAGCCTCCGTTGAACAAGTTCTGGGTCAACAGTTGGCATTACTGCTGCAAGTTTATCTAGTGGGCTACCGTCAAATGCGACGCCACTAATATCATTAGTCTTTAACCAATCACAAGCTGCTTTTAAATCAGCAGTAGAAGCCTCACCGGATTTAATACGGGCAAGGAACTCCTTAGTCACGAGATTATGCAACTCATTAAATTGATCTTCAGTTGCTTTTTTCTTCATCGTTATTTTTATACCAAGGTGCTCTAATATGTAAATCTCCCAAATATATGGGTGGATCTACTTGGGAATTTGGTAAAACAATAGCTTGATCTATTGCTTCTTTAATTTTTACTTTTTTGGCTTAACTGCATTAATAGCAGTAAACAACAATTGTACGATGCTATTGGATTTAAGGGGCGTCAAAGCAATAATTTCACTAGCAGCAGCCACTACAATCCAAAAAATAGGAGAGTTAAGAATTACAAGAGTAGTCATTTGATAATAATCCTGTCGAGTTTGTTTTCAATGCGGATCATATGTTGTTCAATACGATCGGTAATTTCAGCTAAGTCTGTTTTAGCTACGTAATCTTGCGCAACACGTAATTCAAAGGTGTCAAGTCTACGGTCTACATCAGATATTCTGTTATGTATTTTATTAGTTAAAGTAGCCCCAGCAGCTACAATCGCTACAACTGCTGGGACAGCAACTTCAATCATTTTTATTACTTAAAGTGGAAACATTGATGTTGAGTGGGTTAGGGATTAGCGGTGATGGTCCAGCCTTTAAAATTCTGCAAATTGGGGGAAAGGACGCTCATACGCAGTGATTTCAGCAGGTCGTTCAGCACCAAGCAAACTACGGCTTACCAGCAATGCAAGACCGTCGGTAACACGTTGGTCATCAAGGGCTACACGCTCTGCAGCAGTGAGTTCATCAAGGAGTGCTTTGATTTCATTATCGACAGAAGCAGCAAGAACATCTGCATATTCAGTTGGAGTGAAGCGTGCAAAGAATCCAGCACTTGTAACGACACCATAAGAATTCGCATCAGCAAAGCGGTAACCATCTTTGATTAGAAGCCATTCAGCGTAGGCTTCAGGGGTCATGCCAGCAGAATTGGCGGCAAAGATCAACCCGTCAATAGCGCGGGTGTTGGTCAGAGTAAGAGAAAGAGTGTCCATAGTGATCAAACGGTGATACGGAGTTCGCCAGTGGCGGTTTTGTAAACGTCACCAGCAACTAGACCACCAGAAGTGGCAGCAGTGTTGTCGGCGTAGGTGGGGAGGTTGGGTAGTTTTAGCGTTGCTGCGGTGATGCGGACTGGTTGCTCGGATCCACCACCAGATCCAGCTTCGGTGCCAAGTTCAAGAACGTTGCTGTTCCATTGGAGAAAACCACGTTCATAGTTACCAGTTGCACTTACATCAGTACCAGTAAGGGTGTTATAGACGCGGAAGGTTTGGGCGTTGGTGCCGTTGCGTTGGGCAATAGTGAAGTCATCAGTGTCATAGACTAAAGCCGCAGCAGTTGAGAACGGTGACGCTGAGCTAGCAGTAAAATATAGTGAAGTTGTTCCGGCTCCGCCGCCAAGAGCCCAGATCCTGGCGGCTCCGCCTGACATTAAAGAAGCGCCACCACTAATACCTCCTAAACCATGGCCATATTGGTCGTAGATCAGCCTAGGACTACCCCCGCCTTGTCCTGCAAGTCTTATTGCCCCAGTATTAGTTACAAAGAGTTTGCTTGTGCCACCACTCTGCAGATCCAGCAGCTTGCTATCGCTAGCACCTTGAGTAGCGTCAGGTACGTTTACCTTTAGTGCAGTAAACGTGGTTGACGGGTTATCCCAATCAACGTTAACAGTAAAATCAGCACTAGCAGCAAGACCACCAGCACCATCATTATATTGAATTTGGTTTACAGAACCAGCAGCAGTAGCACCAGCAGAACCAGGTACCCATTCACTATTAACACTGTCGTAAACAAGTGCTTCACCATTAGTTGGTGGACTTGTCGTAAGGTCTACATCAGTAAGACCACCAAGTGTGGTTGCACCACCAGCAACAAGAGAAGTAGGA